GTTCTTCGCGCCATTCCTGAGTTCTTTCAGGGTGTACGGTCCACGGAAGTGCAATAGGAATAAATTTATTTTCGCCATTTTGTGCACGAGAAAATTCTTTATGAAACCAGTTACCGACACCGTTCGGTGTAGATAGGGCTATACATCGACCACCAGTAGCAAGTGTTTGTTGTGCTGCTGTAAATATGTCTTCGATTCTATCGATAAATGCTGCCTCATCTATTACAAGCAATGATACTGCTTCAGAACGGGCACTATCTGTAGCTGCAGAAACGGCCTTAATTTGTGATCCGTTTTTTAAACGTAAACTCAAACGGTTATGCTCTAGTACCGGCATTTGCATCCAGGTAGGAAGATTATCATAGGCAAATCTTACCTTGGTAACCATGTTCTTTGCAGTAGCTTGGGTAGTGGCTAGAACAAGAACGTTCTTATCCTGCTCAAATAGCATCATCCACAGTGCAAATGCAGAAGTTAGTGTTGAGATACCTAACTGTCGAGACTTGTTTATGATCGTATAATCATGTCTCTCAAGTAATCTCAATACTTTTTCTTGGAAAGGATAAAGGTTGAAAGTCATTCTACCTCTAGTAGGATGCTGAATGGTATAATACTTCTTCATGAAGTATACAGGATCTTGTTTACATCTTATAAGTTCCTGTCTTATAGCATCGCTAATTGCGGCTCGTTGACTCATATGTACTTTTAGATATCGTCTTCGTCACTATCACCAATAACCGGATCTAATTGTCTCTCGATATCAAATCTCAATTTTTTAATTTGGTTAGGTATATTACCGATAGCAGCTTTATATTTATCAAGACTCAATTGACTACTCTTTAATTGTAAAAGTAATGCGTCTTTTTTATCTTCTAGAGCTTTTAATTTTGTTTGTTTTGACTGTAGATCTCTTACTGGCTTATTGCTAGGCGTTCTCCCTGCTTCCGGATCAATTTCGTAGCCGGGCATCCCACTTTGAGCAAACCCTGGTGTTTTACCTTTAGGGGTACGGATAGGTTTAGGTTCTGGGGGAACGCTATATCCTGCGTTTACTTTGTAATCGGAGTTTGACTCTGCATCTGTAGCGATTTCGGAGTCAGGGTCGAACATTTCATCATCTCCTTCTTCTGCACCCATAGCTACTTTTTCGGCATCAGTCTTAGTCTCGGCATCTTCGTTAAGACGAGATCTCTTAGTTAATTTATTCTTTACCAAGAATTTTTGTATGTTAAATACCATAGTAACGTTTATTAATAAATAGATTAGAACTGTGAATCAAAAGATATATCTGCAGGTACTACTACTTTCTTCTGCGACAATCTATCTTTCCAGTCTGTCTTAGAGTACTTGATCCCGTAAAGATAATATTCAGGTGCTTTATTATCTGCATCAGCATATATTAGGGCTGGGCCATCTACTGAATGCATTCTGTTAGGTTGACCCTCAGTCTGTAAGAAAGTAATAGTTTTTCCGCAAACGGTGTTCATTGTTTTAACTATGCTTCGTGTTCTCATAAATACGATTTCTAATATATTATAGAAAAATTTTTAAACTACCAACAAAAAACCCGGCTTTTTTAAGGCCGGGCTATAATTTAAGCTTCTGTCTCTTCTGCTGCTGCTTCCTCAGGCGGTGTTTCTTCGGGTGCCGACTCTGGTTCACCAGCTGTCTGCTCTTCTCCTTCAGGACCCTTAGTCTCAATGGGATTACCCACAGCTAATATACGTGCAATAGCATTGGTACCTCTTTCTCTCTCCCCAATTGTCTGCAGGTAGAACTTCTTTCCTGCTACTGTAGCCTCGTAAGCCTTACCTAGGAAGGTGAGCATGAAGCTTTGTCCGTTATGAAGAACGATTTTAAACGTAGTGGGCTTGGGTGCAATAATATAAATGCCTGTAATGTAGTCTTTGTAAGCCGGAGACATCAACATCTCCAAAGTCTTACGAAGGGTAGGATACTTTTGTAATATAAAGTTGATAGGATCGTCCTCAAAAGATTGAACTTTTGGTTCCATCCTCTCTACTTCGTTAAGTATTAACCTTCTTATTAGTTCTCTGTTAGTCATATTAATACCAATCTCCATTTCTTTCAACATCGTTAAAATAATCTTGTATATTATCGTACTGATCTTTTACTGCCATCCACTCATCGTAATGAGCTTGTATGCCATCCTCCACTTCTTGAGGAGATAAATCATCGATGTAAAAATTAGTATTCCAGTACCAATTTTCAATTTTATCTCTTTCAGAGTCGTCCCCATAAGAAATTGGTTGAGCTGTAATATTTAATCCTATTGAATTTAGGAATTCTACATCGGAATCCGTCCACCCTTCTACAGTCTCTATCATATTATTTAATGCTGCACTCAGTTGTTGCTTTTCTTCTGGGCTAAGAGATCCTACTAGGCTTTTAACTTGGTCTTGAAATGTAGGAAGAGCAAGTCCCGTAGCTTCTCCTTGTCCGGATGATGCTATGTCAACAATATCATCCAAGGCATCTTGTACTCTGTCCTCTTTCAAAATACCAGCAATCTTTTGTAATTGGCGTACTTCGTTTAGTTGTATTTTCTTTTTCATGATAATAAATGATGAAATTCTTTAAAATGTTTTATACGGTCAGCTAATCCAATATTACCACCGTTCACAAGCTTAGTTATCTTTGTAACCACAAGATCGGTAGAACCCTGATCAGCCACTGCATTAATCTTACGACTATTCCAGTACCAAGCAGCCGATAATAACGGATATTTTGTTGCAACCAAGTTAGGGTCTGCTAGGATATCAACACCAGCTGACTTCCCAAATGCAGTATAGTTATCCTTCCCTGTAAGCTGAATATAACCTCTACCACGGAACTTCCAACCATCCCCACTCGCCTCGGGTCCGTTACCCATCCTACCTCCGTAGATTAAGTTAGCGATTTTTTCTGGTTTACGCTCGTATAATTTTGCCTTAGCCTCGTCAGGAAAATATTTTTTAAAAAGACCTAGTAATCCCTTTGCACCGTAGTTTAGATTCTCGTTTACTACTCTGAAATTACCACTCTCGTGTCCGCACTGAGAGAGAAAATGTGCAAGACGGAGAGGTGTGTTAATAGCAAACTTCTGAGATACTTCAGGAATCTGAGCTATTACAGTGTCAGGAATATGTCCCTTCAAACTATCTAATTTTAAACTCATAAGTTAATTTATGTATTTAAATATAAAGCCGCCAGCAGATTTTGTTAAGTTTTTTAAATTATTATTAATACTTCCTAAATTAATCCCCGTAGTTTTTGATGCTATTAACTGGCTCTCATATTGAGCTACAAAATCATTCTCTCTGGTATACTGCCTTACAGGGGTCATATTATTTCCTCTCTTTCCTACTCTTGAGTTAGATAGAGCAAGCTTGTGAATTTCTGATTTAGGCTTGCCTTTAAGTTTTAAAGAAATTTTAACTTTTGTAGATTGATTTCTTTTCAAACCAGTTCTAGAAATTGCCGATTTTTTCGCAGATTCTATTGAAACCTTTCTACCTGTTAACTTTGTTTTTATGCTTTGTATAGTTTCAGGGCTGTGATTTAAAGTACCAACACCTCCATCAGTCATATTAACTAGAGAACCTAAACCTAAATCCCTTCTTCCATACAGTTTAATAAATTCTGCTTCTTTTTCAAAAGCCTCTTCAACAGTCAAGTTTTCAAATAAAATTTCAACTTCAATAGGAGTTGTATTGTACACGTTATGCCAATGCTTATTTCTTCTTTTTACTGTATAGGCTCTTTTTACAGTTTTTCCAACTCCTATATAAAAAGGTTCATTTTTATCTAATCTAATATGTCGATATAGAATAGCCATTTTACCTTTTAATGTTTTTCCACATCGCAGCTGCTGCTACTTTTTCTCCTGCCTCTTTAGATCCGTATTGCTTTTCGGCTGCTTTTGCTACCTTCTCAAAACCCTTTCCTTTCTTTCCAATATCTTTTCCTGCTGTAGCCTTTTTAGCTACTGTTGATTTTTGCTTTTTTGTGAGACCGGCTGACGGTTTTTTCTTTTCGTCAAGATTGCTTTGTAGATGTTTTTGAATCTGCCTGTAAGCTGCTTTTTTGAATTTTTCAACTTCTTCACTGCTACTCATTTGCTCTAACTTAGCAAGACCATCCTGTACGTTTACTGGAGGGTGTGACATTCCATATTCAACCCATGTATCAAAATCTCCATCATAGTTATCTACGCAATCGTCTAGCATATCGTTCATTACTGGAACAGCTACTTTCTTAAATTCAGGGTCTCTGAAAGATAGTTTACCTTTAGCTTCCGTCACTCCGTATCCAGGTCCTGGTTCATCCATTCTACTGGCTTCACCTCCTAAATACTCGGCTACTGAATGCATATAATCTGCTGCAAGAGATATGTATGCCGATACCCATCCCGGCAGGTTATC